AAAGTGCCGTTCTCCAATTCTTTGACCAAACTATCATTCCCGCAGATGAAGCATGAAATACCTTTCAGCATATCTTCAGTAGCTTCAGGAAGCTCTTTAATAGCTTCCATGACATTATCTCCAGTCATGCCGATATTGGAAAAATGATGAATGGCACGACAGATAATTTTAATTGTAGGAGGTTTAATAGTATAAACCATCCCTCCTATCTCCACATTCATGAAATCCAACCCTAACAAAGCATCAGAAACCGTTTTTGCTGCTTGATTCATATTCTTAAACTAAAAGGGGGAATGGTATATATCCATCCCCCGGTTATCACTCTTGTGCTTTTACCAATGTTATCTCTTTTTTAAGAGTGGTATCAACTTCAGAAGGAGTGGTTTTAATATCTCCTGACTGAGTGACGTACCCCACTTTCGACACTTCATAGTGAACGGTAGCCCCAGCATTCACCTGCTTTGACTTGACCGTTGCACCGTCCAGCTTTACGGTCGCATCGGAAGGAGTAGGTACAATGGTTACTGTAGTTCATGCCTGCAAAGCTTTAATCTGCCCCTCTTCGTAGTTATACTCAGAAGAAACACCTTCGATTCCCGGTTCCTGCACCAAGCCTTTTACAGCGATTGCAATTGCCTTATCCGTATTGGCTTCACGGGAAACAATACGGCATTTTGGGAAGATGAACCATACATCATCATCGGTCAGACAGAACAATGCTTTGTTGATAATAACTTTATTCAAAGCACGCTTCCAACCCACATCTTTAGATGTTGCCTGAATAACATCGCCACCCATGAACGCTTTCTTGGTCTTCCAGTCATATTGTCCGATAGAGAAAGCGGGCGATACTTCTCCCGGCACATCATCGTAACGGTAATTCTTTCCCGTTAATTGGTTCTTGTACCCAGTGACGGAGGCTTCCGTTTCCTCAATCTGCCACGTTTCCCCGTGTACATTCAAAACCTCATCTTTCGCTTTGATGGCGGCTTGAATCAAAGTCTTTGCGATTTCGGGGGTAATGTCTGCCGTTACCTTATCAATATCGGCAAACAAGATTCTTTTTATTCCTACTGCTGAAATCATAATCTTATAGTTTTACATTTATTACTTCAAATAAAATTCTCACATTCACGTAATGGCATTTCAAAGCTGTATTCGCTTCCGTGCCAATTGATTCGATAGAGTAACGATAGGTTGTACCGTCATAGGTGCTTACTACATCATCAAGCAGCTTGCCAGCCTTTCTTTCAAGTTCGTTAAGCCGGATTGTGTTCGCTTCATTCTCGCTTAAATTGGGTACACATAGATTCACTTCTGCGAAAGACTTCTTCCAATACTTTCCCGGCTGTTGTTTCTTCGTGTGGATAACGATTCTTTCAGAGGTCAATTCACCCGTCAGCGTTTCCCCGTTGGGTACTATGCTTATTCCGAAAGCCTTGCAGTCCCGGTAGAGAATGTTTCCTATGTCGGTAGTTACTATCATACTAATGCTTCGATACGTTGGTTGAGAATGTTCAGATACTCACCCATATAATCGCGCTGTTGCAGAAGCAAATCACGTTGGTGTTCGTCTTTTACAACTTCTTTAAACTTGGGAGTGTCTACAAAAGCACACAGTTTACTAAATCTTTCAGCCAAATCCTGCCGTTCGATAAGTAAGCGGTCTTTGAATGTTTCAGCCACCTTGTATGCCTTTTCAAACACATCTTTAGGCGACCAACTCTCGTAGCCGTCTTCGTATACCACCTTGTATCCTTCTTCCACTTGTTCCATAGTTCTTGGAATAGCATCAGTGGGCAGATATACCTTACCACCCTTGCGAATTGCAGGTGTAGCCTGAACTAACTTTGTACCAATATACTTTTTCATTTTTCAAATTCTTCTTTTAATCGTTTCTCCGCAAATAAAGCAGCACTACTCAAAACATCATACCCTTTAGATTCTACGAATGATGCGTATTCCGCTTCGTTTTTCAATGTCAAACCGTCTTTATCGACATCGTAATCATTGGACGTTCTCAAAGTGAGTGTATGGTCTTGATAATCCCCATGTTCCTCTGCGTACTTCACGGCTTCATCGCCTACATCAATCATCTTCTTTTCGACCTCCCATTCTCCTTCATCGAAAAAGGAGTCGACATCTGAGAAATCGAAATCTACATCCATAATTCCGAGTAGTTAAAGTAGTTTGTACTCTTTACCATGTAGACTTCGCCTTGACCTCTTACGCCATCACCATCCATGCAACGTACTTCATCGCCAGCCTTGACAGTAATTCTTTTCTCACATACTACATGATAATTCGGACGATACACAGAGCCGTTATCAGATGAAAACTCTTTGGTAGTGTTATCATCACAACGGCACTTGCATACCTCCTGCCAGTATTCACCACCTGTTCCGGGAATAGGTCTGCCAAACTCATCCTTATCCATCGGGGTGATAACTTTTACCTGCAATATGTGTGGAGCGAATATCATAAGAAAGTCACTTTAGGTTTGTTACCCAGTTCGTCTTTCAAACCGTACTGTTTACACAGAAATGAATAGTAATCCTTAATGCCTTGAATGTTCCAAGACATAGAAAAACCGCTTTCGCTGATGGAAGTGGCACGAAGCAATAGAGAGGGGATGAACTTCGCAATTGCCACCGACACCCGTGTTTGGCAATCCTCGTTCATCTCACCCCCTCCGCTTATCTTTGCGTTCAGACATATATCGAAAAGGTCAGCCTCCGACAAGTTAACGCCGAAGGTCTGAAACTTCTGTAATATATAATCGTTTACTGTCATGCGTTCATCTCACTCAAATCGAAGTTCACAATCAGGTTCGGGTTCGCAATCTGCGGAATCCATTCGGCTGTGTATTCCAGATAGCGACCATTGCCATCCTTGTAACCTGAAATCAGCATATCGCCATCTGCCTGAGTGTAATTACGTCCCGGTACACCATCCACAGCTTCATAAGGAGTGTGGAAGCGCATATAACCGATTTTATCCTGCGGAAGCAGGGAAATACGACCATCTGCATAAATGGGGATATTCTTACCTGTTTGGTCTACCACATAATCTTCCTTGATTTCAATAGTCGGAAGTCCGATACCCGTAAAAATAGCAGAAGCCAGTTGCGAAGTGATAATCCCGGTGGACATATACATCTCGTTGCCTGTAAGCTGCATCTTGAACTTATCACCGAACTCGCTTGACCCGATGATGTTCTTGACGAATGTGCCACGGCTCATAATCATCTTGGGGAATGTGCCGTAAATAGATTTCAGTTCATTCAGTTTCTGCTGCAAGTAAGTGACGAAATAGTCTTTATCCTCTGTGTCCGGCTTGATAAACTTGAACGGCAAGTCGATGTTCAATAAGTCAATTCCTCCGGCATTGTCGTCCTTGTTCTTCACGCTTGCTGCTCCAGTCATCAACAGAGAGCCTACGATAATGTCCATACGCTTGTGTGGTGCCAGCAATACCTGACGGTAATCGTCATAGATGAAGTCCACGATGTCACGCATGGCAGCCTTCTGGTCTTCCGGTTTGGCAGCATTATACTTGTCTATCAAGTCCTGTAAATCAGACAAGCGGTCGATTGAGATTTGGTATCTATCACCCAAATAGGCGATTTCGCCATATCCCGAACCAATATTCCTACGTTCACGGATAGGCTTTTCACCATAACGGGAGTTGATGGAACCGGCCATCACACCCGTAACCTGACCAATGTAGTCTTTGAATACACGGGTAGTTGTTCTGCGGAAGTCAAGATACTGCCGCCAGTAGATAGTGTCCTTTCTCGTTTGGAGGACACGCTGAATCACTGCATTTACAATGTTCGGGTCATTAAACAATGTCTGAATAGTTAGCATCATATCTTAGTCCTCCTTCCTTTATTTTGTTGCGATTACACCTGCTGTTCTCAAAGACGCCAAAAGAGCATTCAATTTCGTATGTGCATCTTCTTGCCCAGTAGCATCATCCACTTTAACACCCTGTTTTACACCTCCAAGTGCGGAAGCAGTAGCTGCTGCTAATGTAAATTTGTTAGCTTGTGATGCAACACCATCCAATTTAGCTTTATCTTCCTTACTCATCAAGCCATCCTGGCTGGAAGAAGCCTTTGGAATAGATACGGTTTCTTTTTCTTGTCTAACATCTGGAGCATTAAACTGGAAATGCGGCATATTAGCCTTGTCAATATCAGCGAAAGGCATTGCCAGCTTGGTAGGTTCAATTTCAAACGCGCGCATCAGAAGAGCTACCAACACGATACCGTCCTCTACCTGTTTCCTTTCATACAGGGCTGAGTTTGCAATAACCTTCGGAGTAGTTCCGTCTGCTGCCGTTGCTTCATAAAGAACTGTTCCAGCTTCCAAATCCTCCCCGAAGTCTGCCGCCAATGTCAATTTATCGAAAGCCTTGTCAGACTTGTCGATAGCATTAATTGTCGCTCCATGTGCGCCGTTACCCAAGTGCATACCCTTGTAAGCCAAAGAGTTCTTTTTGATTTTCAATGTGGTATTGGAACCTGTTGTAAACTTTTCATATACTTCCACACGGATAGCCACTTGGGATGTTTTCTTCACCAAGTCAGCTGCAATCGGTGTGAATGAGGGCAAGT